CATATACCTACCTTTCTATAAGTTAGCAGAAAATATTATACACACGTTTAAGTTTTATTACACCGATGTAGATAAAATTGAAGATCTTAAACATGAAATAGTTTCTGTTCTACTTGAAGAAAAAATTATGAAGTTTGATCCTACAAATGGTGCCAAAGCATACTCTTATTTCGGCACTATAGTAAAGAGGTGGTTAATTAATTACAACAATAAAAACTACAAAAGGTTAAAACAAATCGGTTCCTTCACAGAAATGGAGGAAAGTTACGAAGGACACAAACAGTATGACAATGATTTTAAAATTACTTTGTCAAAATTTATAGACGGCTGGTGTGAGACTGTATACGAAAAATTAGATGACCTGTTTGTTAAAGATAACGAAAAAGTTATAGCAGATGCAGTTCTTACTTTATTTAGAACTCGTCACGATATAGAAATCTTTAAGAAAAAAGCTCTGTACATATACATTAGAGAAATGACTGATTGCGAAACCCCACACCTCACACGGGTTATCTCAATTTTAAAAGAAGACTTCAGAAACAAATATCAGGTACTTTACGATCAAGGGTTAATTACAAATAAACCAATGTAACTCTATATATTTAAAAACGATATGCGTTTAGATAAGGAAATATTTAACGGTAAAACTCTATCTGATCTTTTTGGTGAAATACACGATAACTCCACCAGCACTAGAGCACAGATTAAAGGATTAATAAGTGAACTGAAACCTCTTATAGAGAATATAGGTGATGCAACTCTCATTGTACCTATGATAAAAGAGTACATGGAGATAGGAGTAAAGAATGATGAACATTTAATTAAACTTGCTACTGTCATTCAACGTATAGAAACTGCAGCTGCAAAAGGAGATGGTGCAGGAGAAATGTTTGACTTTGGTGAGTTACAAGATCTACTAGAGGAGTCTCAAGCTACTGTTGAAGAAGTAGAAGATAAAGAAGATCAAACTGAGGAAGAGTAATGTTTAGTAGAGGTTCCTTTTTCGGTAAAATTGCATCAGAGTTCTCTAATGAAGATGCTTTTTACGCAAGAGTTGTTGACGTTATAAACGACGCTAACCACCCTTCTTATGATGAAAAAGATCAAACGGTAGGTCTGTATGGAGTATTTTATAGACCTTTAAATTCTGGGTTTGATGAAGAAGATGAAGAGCAAACATATTTTGCTTTTTGTCAAAAAACTACATTAGTACGTTTACCTTTAAAAGGTGAAGTGGTAAGAATAGAAAGCCAACCTTCTGAAGATAGGGATACTGATGCTTCTTCTACTAAAGATTTTTGGACAGAAATAGTAAATTTTTGGAACCATCCACATCATTCAGCAAGTCCGGTAGGAGATGATAATGATTTTGGAGATGATTTTGAAGAGAAAACAGTAATAAATCCTTTACAACTATTCCCAGGAGACGTTGCCATTGAAGGTAGACATGGTAACACAATACGATTTGGCGGAACAAACTTTGATAGTAACCCTTTCTCAGAAGATAGTAATAACGGACTACCTTTTATAGTAATAAAAAATGGTCAAAAAGAAGCTAGTGATTCAATAGAAACAGTAGTAGAAGATCCCAATGAAGATAAATCATCAATATATCTTACTTCAGACCACATAGTTGAGTTAGAACAAGCTCATGAAAAAAGAGATGCTTTTGATGAAGAACCAGAAAAAGCAGATGTTCATAAAGGACCTCAAGTATTAATAAATTCCGGTCGATTGTATTTCAATGCCAGAGATGAAGGAGCTTTTATATCTGCAAAAGAAATGATAGGACTTAATGCAAAAGTAATTGGAATAGATTCTGATGACTATATAGGTTTGGATAGTAAAAAGATATATTTAGGTACTACAGCATTTAAAGAAGAAGAACCTGCATTAAAAGGAGACACCAGTACTGCTTGGTTAAAAGCATTGGTTGAACAATTAGAAGATTTGGCTAATACTTTAGCAACAACACCACCTGCACCTCCAACATATATTGGTGCATGTATAAAAGTAGGTACAAAATTACTACTTAAACTACCGGAATTAAAAAGTAAACTTAATACACTACACTCTAAAAAAGTGTTTATAGATAATATATAATGCCGTACGTTAATATTCCACCTAGTTTCATGCCGGCTGCTATAGCCAAAATTACAGGTAAAATAGAATCTGAAGTAGAGGGTATGGTACTAAAAAAAGTTACTGAATTATCAGACTCGGTACGCTCTAATGGATGTCCTGCAGATCTAGGTAGATTGAGAAATCAAATTAATGGACTTAATAATGCTGTTTCTGGATTAGATGGTAAACTAAAAAAATTTCAAGCGCTACCTAATAAACTCAAACCACCTGTAAATGGATTAAAAAGTGCACTTAAAATTATTTTAGCTATACCTATACCCCAAGCTGTACCACCTGGTATTGGTTTACCTATTAACATTACAACAAAGTTTGCAGATATTTTACACCTTATAAAAGAGTTTATAAGACAAATATCTGATGATATAGACGGCATTACCGAAATAGTTAAAGTACCTACTTTTAGTCTCAACAGTTTAACTAGACAGCTATCTAAACTAGAACGTACTCTTAAGATATGTGAACTAGAAAAAGCATTACAAGATAAACTTGATTCTGGTGAATTAACATTTGAACAAATGGTTGCACTAGGGTTAATATCTGACGAAGGTGACTTAGTTACTGCATCTCTTACTAGAAGAGCTATAGATTTTGATAGTTATGCAAATCTTTCGATTAACGGAATAGCTGAACAAACAGGACTATCACCAGATGATGTAGCAAACCAATTAAGACAAAATAGTAATTTTGCTAATTCTGCAGCTGGAGGTAACTTTTTAAATGGTCAAAATGTTGGAGACGGATTAAATGGTCAAAATGGTGGAGACGGAACAGGTGGAGCCAATGGTAGTGGTGTAGGGGGAGATACCGGTGCAGGTATTGAAAGTCAACTTAACAACATATTACTGCGATTAGATAAAAGTGGTATTGACTCTAATATAAAACAAGGATTAAAAGATGTACTCGATACTTTTGCTGCAGATGATGATAACACCTCAGCATCAGATGATAAGTATTTCCATATAGGACCTAACGGTATAAGGTATAAATTAGACATACAGATTGATCCACAATCACCTAATATTGCTCCAAGAAGATTTGCGGTAGCAATTGACCCTAACAATGTAATTGTTCTTAAAGGTCCTAAATCTTTTAGTTCGTCTGTAGATATTTTATTAGATGAAATTAAATTTAGAATAGATAATCAACTTCCATAACTAAACTATTTATATATATGAAACTCGATATACTTAGAAAACTAATACGAGAAGAAGTACGAGCTGCAGTTAAGGAGGAGTTACAGGACATGTTAAACGAAGCTGTAAAGTACGCTAGTGCTCCTGCTCCTCAACAAATGCAACAAGTACCTAAAGGACAGCCAAAAAAGTGGTCCGTTGGTAAAAGTGCAACTCTAGATGAGATGTTACAGGCTACCAAAGCGGAAATGACTGGAGAAGAAGCTAGAAATATAATGGGTTCATCTGGAGTACAGAAACCTAATTTTGCTTCTATGATGTCAAATCAAATGGTAAGAGAAAATAACGGACCAATGCCCGGTATTGATATTTCAAAATTAGATTTTGTATCTAAAGCTAAATCAGTATTAGATGCATCATATGCAAAAGATAAAGCGAAAGCAGGTATAATGTAATGGCATTTGAAGTAAAGAAAATAGATCCATTAGATCTACAGCCACGTAAAGCTGTAGGAGTTAGTCTACCTTTTACAGGTAAAGCAGTCTTTAATCAAACATTTCAAACTAAAGACGCTATAAAAACTAATCTTATAAACTATTTTCTTACAGCAAGAGGAGAACGTTATATGAACCCTTCTTTTGGAAACAGGTTACAGAATTTATTATTTGAACAACTTACTCAAGATAAAGTAACTGAGATAGATGAAGCTGTTCGTACAGATTTAGAACTATATTTTCCTAAAGTTGAACCAGTTGAAATCAACACTGTAGGAGATGCTGACAGAAACACAGTTACATTTAGTTTAAGATATAAACTAAAAAACACAGGTATAGAAGACCAAGTTGTAATAAATTTTGAACAATAATGGCAGAACAAAGAGACATAAAGTACATCAATAGGGATTTTAACGATTTAAAAACATCGTTGATTGAACTGGCTAAGAATTACTTTCCTGACGCCTATAATGATTTTGGTCCTACTTCACCTGGTACCATGTTTATTGAAATGGCAGCCTACGTGGGTGATGTATTGTCATTTTATCAAGATAATCAATTACAGGAAACATTTTTACAGCATGCTAAGAACCCAGCTAATTTATACTCATTAGCTTATATG